CCGACGGAAATCAGAGAGCTGAACCTGCTCGAACAGCAGATAAGCGAAGTGATCAAAAACGCCGTCAAACACGGCAACCGCTGCGACATGAATAAAAAAGTAACCGTCTGGTATTCGTTCAGTCCCAGTCACGCCCACCTCATCGTGCAGGACGAAGGCGAAGGCTTCAAAAATCTTGAAAAGTGGAACGAATTCAACCGCAAGAGAATCGAATGCCTGCGCACGCAAAATTTCGAAGACCTTGCAAACTACGTTTCGTTCCGGACGACAGCAAGCGATGAGCACGACGGCGGAAATGCACTTTTTGCGGCGGTCGAATATTGGAACGGCGGCTTTGTCTTCAACGGTAAACGCAACGCCGTCGCGATGTTGAAAAAGTTTAAGCAAAAACATCACGCCATTCACTGACGCGAGCCGACGACACGCAGATACGGGAAGCCGTCCGCCCACCCGAAGTTTTCGGACAGCCGCATACAAGATCGATTCCGTAAAAAATCGAATCGAAAAACAACTGTCGAAAAAAACTTGACAAAAGCCGGACGTATGAGTATCTTTAAAAGGATTCCGCAATCGGGGGTGCACCGGTTTCGACGGATACGGGAAAGCTTGTACTGCAGGTAAGGCCGCGTTTCCTTTGAAAACGCAAAAAAACATAACTGCCAAACGTGAAGAAGACTTCGTGTCTGAAGACGAACAGTTAGCTCTTGCTGCGTAAGCGGCGACTTAAAGAGCCGGAAACCCGTCCGCGCAGCTCCGAGCTGGCGGGATTTCCGTCGTAAACCGGAGCTTGCTGCGTACAGTGTCCGATATGTACGCAGGACATCTATCGGAATACGGAGCGGACACCTGCTGTGCCGTTAAACGCTCCCGACAATTACCTCGCACAGCTACACCTGTAGATGTACCTGTTTTACGTACCCGGACGGGGGTTCAATTCCCCCCATCTCCAAAATGCATTTTGTAATTTTAATAAAACGGGAATTGAACCCCGCGAAGCGAGCGCCGAGCAGGGCGAGGAAGAACTCACAAATCCGAGCAGTGCAGAGGATTTGTGAGTGCCTTATATAAAAGAAAAACGTTGCAAATGTTTTTCAACTCACGACTTTTCTACGGCACGGATGCCGCCGGAAGCGAGCGGAGACGGCTTGAAGAAGCATACAGGATGTATGCGACTGAAAGCGGTTCAATTCCCCCCATCTCCAAAACGCATTTTATACTGATACTATAGACGAGGGTGATAATATGGTTTTGTTTCTTGCCATCTTGTATCTTCTCGTTGCCGGTATTATAGGCGCATGTATCGGCGGTTTTATCGGTAAAATTGTTTCAATTTTACTTTCTCCTTTTATAAAGCGCTCGCTTAAAAAACGTGGTGTGCAATGATCGCTTTACTTATTCTTGCCGTGATAATCGGCGCCGTTTTAGGCTTTTACTACCTCGTATGGCTTCTCGTTAAAGCCGTTCATAAACGCCTCGACGATAAACTCCCGTCCGTCGTTCCCGAAAAAATCGATTTACTCGTCGCGCTCGGACTATTGTTTCGAAAGAATTAATGCTCAAGCAATTTATTAAACCGCTCGCGCGCCTTTCTGCGCTCATAAAAACTCCTTGACTTTTCCGCGTTTTATGTTGATACTATAGACGAGGTGCTTGTTATGGACGTATTCCTTTCAATAGCCTTTCTCGTCATTTGTGGTGCTGTCGGCGCTCTTATCGGCGGTCTGCCGGTTTACCTTTTTTTTCGCCTCTTATCCCGTGAGCTTAAAAAACGCGGACTACTCTGATTTCGTTTCCGGCAATTTATTAAACCGCTCGCGCGCCTTTCTGTTTCCGCGCTTTCCTTTACGGGCAACGCCCAAATACGTTTCAGCTTCGCCATCGTTTTATCTTTGCCGGGCTTTGAGCAACGGTAGTGCATAATTTCGTTTACGACGGTGACGATACCGGAAAAACCGACGAAGCCTAAAAATATCTGTGAGCGTCATAATTCCTCATATATATAGTTATTTTTGTTTCTGTTTTTTGATAAAATTTTTCACTTGACAGATAATCAACACCCCCGACGCAAGCGTCGGGGTATGTTGTTCTCATAAGGTGGTTGCAGTCGGCTTTAATACCCTTTGTTACGACGCAAGCGTCGGGGTATTAAACCCTCCGCACGAATAAATAAGGCCGTATATTGTACTTGCTCGAATGCGTATAGCGATTATACGCCTCTTGGGGCAACCTCCGCTCGAAAGGGCGGTTTTTCATTTTAATGCCGCAAGAAAAGTCCCGCAATTACGCAGGGCTATTATTTTCTCAAGTATTGTTATAAAACCGCACTCCAACAATCCTCGCAGCGCTAAGCGGGTATTTTAATCGTCGGTACTCGGTATATCCGTTTCCATAATAGCTATTGTTTCTTCGATAGTTGAAAGCCTGATTGTTTTTCCGTTGTCAATGGCATATTGCGGATAGCCGACACAAGCCCCTTCGTTTGATTTCAGCCATACTGAATATATCTTGTTTCCGTGCCAATCGGGGCGGACTTCGTATGTGTCAAAATCTGCGCTGTGTTCACCGATAAAATCTTGAATTGTCATTCTTTCGCCCCCGTAAGATTTCGTTTGCTGCGTTCACAGTTATATCACAATTTTCTACGTCAAGCAATTTTCGGGATATTATTCAAATTTGCACCAACCTACCGAGGTAGAGTTTGATTTTACTTGCGATGTCGGCGGTTATCGTTATGAGAATTATTTTGATAAAAGCGATAAAAAATATTTTTTGAAGATTTATTAAATCATTATCGCCTCTTTACGCGAAAAGTGATAATCGAAAAACAGCGAAAATTAATTGATTATAATCACTTTATCGTGAACGGTAATCGTAAAATTCCCATTCGTGTCTACGGCGACATCCGGTTTATCCGTATAAAACGTAACGTTTTTCTCTATTCCAGCCGCTACCGTAACTTTCTCACCGTATGTACTGCCGAGTAAATTATTTTTCTCACTCACAGTAACTTCTACGGCAGCATTATTTTTTATCTTAAACTGATATGCCGTCATATCGGTAAAATCAATCTTTAATGCATTGCCGTTCGCGTAATCATAATATTTTTTAAACACCGCACGCGGATTGTTTTCGAACTCAACGCTTCCCGTCCACGTCGTTTGAATTACCGTACTCGTCCCGTTTGCCAGCGTATATGACGATCCGTCTATTTTAAAAGTGAGAGACACGGAGGCATTATTGGTTACCGTCGCGCTTTCGATTTTATCGTATTCGGTAATATTGCAAGCGCTTAAAGAAATCAATATAAAAGCAAAAGTAATAAATATAATTTTTCTCATAATTATTGATACCTCTATTGAATACTATACCCTATTTTTTTTAATACGCCAACCTCATCTTTCCGTACGCTTTGATTCTGCCGTCATTTTTTTCATAATTCCGCGAGTGTAACAAAACCCGTGAAATACGAATAAAACCATTTTGTATACAACGGTTTTTGTATACAAAAATGTAGACATAATGGCGTTTTGTAGCGTTTATTGGCGTGCAGTAAAAACGGATAATCTATTGTATTACATAACGTTGCATATCTCTATTAAACGGGCTTTTTGTCTTCAATTCCCCCGTCTCCAAAAACAACAGCCTTTTATGCTGTTGTTTTTATATGCGTTATAACTTAGTGCAATGACGGAATCGGAATTGAATCTTTTTATAGAAACTCGCTAAAAAAACTTTCGCCTATCATGGTTGCTTCTTATAAGGGCCGTAAAAATATAAGTTACCATTACCTGATTTAGACTTAAGATTTAAGATGTCTGTTTGTATCGTATAGGAATATGTTCTGACGACTGTTCCATCGACGACCAATTTTAATTCAGTCGAAGAATATTGAATAAAACCTGTTTTCCTTATCCCGTTATCACGAGTATAAACAAATCGATTACCGGAAAAAGTAAACGTTGCATTTTTAGCGTCAGGATTCGGGTGCTTCCAGCTTCCTTCAAATTGTGTAGGAGTCGAATCATAGACGATTTCGATTTTAGGATCGCTTACCGCGTGATTACACCCTAAAAATAAACCGAAAGTCAAAAAAATTGCAAAAACAAAATAAGTTCTTTTCATTTTACACCTTCTAAGAAAGCCAACACTTTATTTTTCTTAAAATCCCTAATCCTAACTTGTATCTCTAATACTTGAATTATTCTATACAATACTTTCACGATTTGTCAACATTTCGGTTTGCATTGCATTTGCAGCGGGCATGCATTTGCACACCCGCGCTGCGTAAAATTTCCGGCGCCGCACTTTCCTATTGCAGCGCCGCACGCACGGCGTCGATCTCTTCCCGCGTAAGGCCGACCTTTGTGCGCAAATAATTTTCGACGACTTTTCCGACGTTCCGATCGGTAACGGTTCTGCCGCCGTTGATCGATACGAGCGTACCGATGATGACGCCTCCGATCATATCGTACTGCTCCGTGCCTTTTTTGACGCCGAAATAATTTTCGAAGCTCGTCATATAATCGGCTTTGATTTCATCGAGCGTCGCGCCGCACAGCGCTTCGAGCAAAGCGCACACATAGCCCGCACGATCTTTTCCTTCATTGCAGTGAACGAGGTAAGACGCGCTTTTCTTTTCGCCGATAAAGACGAGAGCGTCGTGCAGTTTTTTAATAAAATCTTCGTCGGCAAACGAAACGCCCATGTTGAGGAAGACGACATCGCCTCTTTCCGCAAGCCCTTTGTAATACGGCGCTTCATCGATGTGTTTCCATGCGCTTTCGCGGCTGTCGGCAAGGTTTACCGCAGCTTTTATGCCGTTCGCCTGTATGAGCTTTTCGGCATAAGGGGCGCGCGCATCACCGTAGACGGGATTGCACGAGCGATACAATCGATTCGGCGCAATGCCGCCCGCTTTTACTTCGCGAAAATTGGCAAAAATTTCGTCCGATGCATAGTCGCTCCTGTTTTCGCTTTTTTTAAGCTGACGGATTTTATAGTCGGCAAGGTATGCGCCCTTCCCTTTCATCGCGACGGAGACGGGAGTTCCTACCGCCGCCCCGCTCGTTTTGGCAAAATTGCCCATATTGATTGCGAACGAAACGCCTCCCTTGCTCAAACGGATGAGGTATTTTCCGTTATCGACGTCGCTGTAATTCGTGCACACGGGCGCATCGAAGGTGAAAGCGCCCGCCTTTACCGACACGATGTCGCCCGGCTCGAAACCAGCTGCGGTAAATTCATCCTGCGTAATGCTGAGCGCGCAGTTTCCGTATTTATCGATCGACGAAACCGTCGTTTCGACGCCCGCGCGGGGGGATTCTGCGGAAACTTTTTTTGTCGTCGCACAGCCTGCCGCAAAAAGAGAAGCGATAAAGAGCTATTATTTATAACTATATTTGAGTACATAATTATAATAAATAATGACATTTTTACAGACGGTCGAAGCACCGGATTTTTATAAGGAATGTCTATAAAGAAATCGGATAATTTGCCGTTAAAACCTCGATTTTGCTTTTATGTTGATCAGGTATGAAACTCGGATGCGTATTCATTTTTAGTTCGATTTGAGACCAGCCATATCGTTTTGAAGCGTCGGAGAGATATGTGTTTCGGAAAGAACTAAGTAAGAATTTCCCCCCAATTTTTGCAAGTAAATCAATAAGCTCATTGAAATCGGCTTGAGAATACCCATCATAATGCCCCTGGCAAGCGCCGACATACGGCGGATCAAGGTAGAAGAAAGTTTCGCCGTTATCGTTTTGCCGAATGATTTTCAACGCATCGCAACATTCGATTTGTACATTTTGAAGGCGGATCACCAAATCTTCGGTAAACTGCTGCCGCTTATGCGCAATGCTGCGGCTTGTTTTGCCGATTTTATCATGTTTGAATCCGGCGGTAAGCGAGTTATTAAAAGACATATTAGCGAGCACCCAAAATGCCCATGCTCTTTTTATTCTGTCAAACATATCAGGATTTTCATAGATGACGTGGGCGTGCTGGTACAATTTTCGGCTATGCAAACTGATTTCAATTTCTGCCTGCAATGCGGAAAAATCATGTTTTAGCACTTCATAAAAATTGATAACTTCCGAATTGATATCGTTAATTATTTCGGCTTTCGATACCGGTTTCGCAAAAAAAATTGCAGCGCCTCCGATAAACGGTTCGCAATATGTTTTATGAGACGGTATAAGACTTATAATTTTTTTTGCAAGTTCTTGTTTTCCGCCATAATACGAAATAGGTGTTTTCATTCATGTCTCCTTTGGGCTAAACCTGAAGACTAAACGCACCGATGTTTAAACTGCTCGTAGCTATGGGCCGGGTGGAAGCGGGTTATCCCGTAAGTGTGCTTGCACTTGTCCGCGAGTTGCCGCTCGCGGGTTTCTGCCTGTTTTCAGAGAGTATATCTTGAATGTAATTACCGAAAGCGACACGAGGAATATTTTATAAATTTTTCATAAAATATTCCTTTTCTCTAATTGTCGGATGTCCGTGTTTTTTAGGGCGTTCAGTCAGTGCGGGAGGTAATTTATCGTTGATATGTTCATGTATAAATCTATCGAGCGTTCCCCACGTAACACGAAATTCTTTTGCAATAGATAACTTGCTCCTGCCGGCTCTTAAAGCTCGCTTTATTTTATATCGATAAGGAGTTAGCTTATAATACTGCGGTTTTTGCCCCTTTCTGCGGCCAATCTGTTTTCCTGCCTTCCGCGCTCGTGCTAATCCCTGTTTTGTGCGTTCCGACAATAACGAACGTTCAATTTCGGCTGATAACCCGAAAGCAAATGCAAGGACTTTCGATTGCAGATTATCTCCCAATTCAAACCCCTCTTTTATTGTAATGACACGTACCTTTCTTTCTAATAATTTTTGCAACACATTTAGAATTATTATCAATGATCTACCTAGTCTCGACAGTTCTGTCATGATGATTGTATCATCCGGCTGTACAGTTTTTAATAATTCACCTAGTTTTCTTTTTTCAGGATTCTTTAACCCGCTTATCTTTTCCGCAATCCAGTGTACGTGAAACAATCTCATTTTTTTGCAATAAATCCTAATAGCTAGTTTTTGATTTTCTGTCGTTTGTCCGTCGGTTGATACTCGAATATATCCATAAATCATATAGCACCTCCATAATAATTTTATGTCGGTCATGATTTTAACGAACGGTTTATTGATACAGTGGGGCGATATACGATTAGGGACAACCGTCGATATATTGGCATATACAAGTATAAGCTCATATCGCATTGTACAAGGTTTTAATTATTATAATAATAACGTGACGGAGCTACGGCGTATATCCGAGCATACGATCGGTACGATTGGCGGGCCGTCGGAATCTGTAGTGTTAGCGTGGCTAACTATCGGTTATTAACGAACGGATACATTGAACAGTGGGGACATTTTTTTCCGTCTAATGCTCGCTCTACTATAGTTTTTCCGCTTGCTTTTAGGACTGACAAGTCTTATGTTTTTTCGGCTATTGCGACAAACGCGGATGCCGGACACGCATCATGTCAAAGTCTTGGATGTTCCAACACCGCAATCACACTTTGGACAGGCGTACCGTTACACTACGATGAAACTGCTTCATGGATAAAATGGATTGCTGTCGGATTTTAATCGATAGCATACTAAAATCCTATAGCAGACCAACTTATTGGTCGCGCATAATATGTATTTTCGGTTGCTTGTTTACAGTTACAAACAAATCGGTTTGTATCAATTCGATATGCTTGCACCACAAGTGCCGTGCCGCTTTCGTCAAAACGCGGAGTCAATAACACAGCCGGAATCGCAGTATACGGCAGAGCAAAAGATATGTGTTTTGTATCGCTCCCGTTGGTTTGAGCTATACCCCACTGTTTAATTAATCCGTTCCCATGTTTCACATAACTCGCACTCTCGCTTGTTTCCTGTGCAACGATATCGGAATTAAGGATGGTATAATGCTCTCCATCAAAAAGCATCTCATACGTGCAACCTCCGCTTATTGCACCAATCCCGCATTGGAATTTACCTGCATACACTGGCGCAGCTCCGGTATAGCCGGTTCCATTATGTACGTTAAGTGTAAGGTTATAAGTTCCTCTCACTCCGCCGCCATCATTTGCAAACTTAACGTAGATATGCGCACCCGCTTTTCGCACGAAGCCCGCAATCGTTACCGCTTTATCCATCGTATTTGCGGCAGTCTGGCATATTCCGAAATTTGCACACTCGCGGACTGTATTGCCTTGCGTGTATACGGGTATACCGGCGCTCCCCGCATTTGCTATCGTCGCATGTATTTCCGAACATGCAGTTGCGATCCCATCGCTGTTAATAAAAATCGGAGTAGATGTATTTCCGATTGCCGGATGCGCTTGTGCCGTGCCGATTTTTTGTGCGTATACGGCAACGTCAGATGTCGCTGCGGCGACTTTTGTACATGCTTTCGGTATACCGGTATTATCAATGTATACTGGCGTTTTTTCCGTTCCGACTGATAACGGAGCGCCGTCCACCCCGAAATGAGCGGCGTATTTAGCATCAGTCGCTCCTTTCGCCTTTCCGACAGTCACGTCTTTTAGTTTCACGGCTTTTGTTTTTGTCCCCTGCTCGATAATGAGGAGATCTGCGTCTGATGTATTATTTGCCGGTGCTTTTGTATATATTTTACCGATGGTTATGCCTGCCATTTCTTTACTCCTATAAAAAACATTATAAAACTCTTAGCATTTTGCCAGAGCACATATTCCATTGTTGTTCTCTCCGAGTATCAATTTCGCATATTCGCTTTCTGGATTTATTTTAACTACAAATCGGCTTGCATTTTTTGATGCCGGCTTTACGAGTATGATCGATTTTCTATTGTCGCTGTCATCACAATAATGTAACGGAGATTCAAAGGTTGCGGGTGTAAACTGTGCGAAACTGAATTTACTTCCTGTCGTATCGCATCCTTTCAGATGTGATATTTCGGCAACATTTCCTATAAAATCCGGTCCGTCCCCGCGTATAACACCTTCTCCTCCGATTATCGTTGTATAGCCGTCGTACAAGATTGCAGATGCACCATTAGGAAAACGCGGTAAACGCTCTTGGCTCCATGTTTGCCCGCAATCAGGGCTTACATAAAAATCAACCCCATTGCCGGCAAATTTACATTGGACAATAGTCGTACCAACACACACACAAGTATCTGCGATATTAGTTCTGCCGCTCGCAGCAGGCATCCATGTTTCTCCGTATGTGGTACTTTCACCAATACACAGATCGCCTGCAAAAAAAAGCCACAGGTTTCGCAATTTTTTGATACGTAGAATTTGCAAATCGACATTGGTGGGTGTTGGCAATGTCGCGTTTACGATATGCCATGTGTGTCCACCGTCATGGCTCAAACAAAACAAAAGCGGAACAGTCTCCATTGTATATCGATTCTGTAGTGACACAAAACAAAGATGTTGCCTGTCTTCAATGGCAAAACCAAATCCGGAATAGTGCTCCCCCGAAAAAGCATCGATAAAATTTTTCCCCTTGTCAAAACTGATTTTGAGTGTGTGCTTCATCGATGGAGCAAAACCCTGTTGTTCCTTGATTATAATTGTATTCGAATAAACATAACTTTCAATATTGATTGTCTTAGAAGAACCGTCGTGGGAAGTTTTTAAATAAATAGTTTGCCATGAATTCCCTTTATTATAACTGACAATGACCTTATCGGTATGCCCGTATGGTGTGCCGCCTGCATCATACAAACCTTTTATCTGCTGTAAAACTATTGCTTCGTCAGTTACGAACAAATTGCTGATACCGAACCCGTTTTGAAGAACGGAATTGAGATCAATAATGTGCCATAAATAACCGTCGGTACTCCAAAAAACATAAAACGGTGTTCTGCCGTTATAAGTGTCACCATAACTAAAAAACCAAAGCAAAGAATCTGTTTTGCCGGCCTGTTCCCAACCTGTTGTATTGTAATATTTCTTATACTTGTTATCGGAAAAGACGGTAGACCAAGTCTTACCTTTATCCGCACTTGTTTTGACAATAAGCCGCTGATCCTGAAAATTAAAAGCGATAGCGATAAATTTGCCTTTAAAGTCAATCAAGTGCGCAACACGTATATTGCTATCGTAATTCGATGTATCCCAAGTCATCGTACTATCTTCCTCATACCCCTTATAACCTACTGCGCAGGCAATAAAGAATATTGCCGCCAATAACGTTAATAAATTTCGTTTCATACTGTTCTCGTATGCCTCCTCTTATTCCTCGAACCATATATCACCCTTTACCGGTGCATCCGGTTTTACGGCACAAAAATGTATTGCTCCGATCGACAAATCTTTTTTCAATATTGCATTCCCTGTTACGGATACGTTATTCAATGACGTATCTTGCGTTACCTCGATATTCGGTACAGAAAATTTTCCTCCGAGTGTTTTAAACTCTTTCGCCGTAACGGTGCCGTTTACGGTTGCGTTTTTGCCGACAGTTATATCACCTGTAATACCGACATTATTAGCAACATTGATATCCCCGCCGACAGTTACATCGCCCTCAATATCCGCGTTGCCGCCGAAATTGTTAAGTATTCCGATTTGTATGCGTTCGCCCGCCGACGTGATAAGATAGCCGTAATCGGTATGGAGGAGCAGTTCGACATTTTTCCGTTTTGTAATTCTAAGCGATTTTATTTCGAGCGCGCCGTTTACGGAAGCACTTTCGGCATCAACGCCGGTGATTTTGTCCTGCTCATCGGTCGGATTAACGACAAAAAAAGAGTTTGCAATATCGCTCATTACGGATTTTACATAAAAGAGCCCTTTGATTATCGATGCAGCCGAAGTCAAAATAAAATTTGCTACTTTCATAGCAAGATGCGCCGATCCGTTTATCCTACGATAATGAATATATTGAGCTGTCTCGTCGTCCGCCTCTTCAAGGGACGGCTCGTTTCCGACTCTGAATTCTTCGTTCGTTAGATCGAGCAATACATTCGGCTTCGTTTCTCCTGCTTTTATATTCGACTGCAACGTGCCGCTTGTGATTGTCCCGATATCGGCGCTTATAGCGGATAGATTTTCGATATAAAGTTTTTTGTAGTGTTCGTGCGAATGAACGATATCGGCAATATCCGTACACAGAGCTATAACCTCTATGTCTTCGCTCGGCTCACTCTCTCCGGCTTCGTTTTCTGCCCGTACACGGAAACAATATTTCGTATTGACGTTTTTGTTGACCGACTGTCCGAGCAGCGGTAACAGCTGGGTATATTTCGCGCCGCTTATAAGCCATTTTCGAGATTCTTCGTTACGATAGGCAAGCTCATTTTTATGCGGATCATCTTTCGTGTTCGGTTCATACCAAAGAGTATCTCCGACGCACGATACATCAGGCGAATGTACGGGGTCGGCATTCCCGATTCTTTTTATTTGTACACCATAGCGTATATTTCCGTAGATGACACGATTATCGCTGCGGGGCGGGATTGAGAACGTAAGAATAACAGTCCGCCCGACGACTTCCTGTTTGACAATCGGAACACCCACTTGCCATGTTCCGTAATTATCGAGATCGATAAATGCAGCATCGCTCCATTCGGATTCTTTCCCGTATACGTTTACGGCTCGCACTCGTATCGACCACACTGTAAGATCGGATGTTTCGGGGTACCCGTCGACCTTACGATTAAAGACATAGGTACATGCCGCCCCTGTCGTTTCAATAGTTGAGCTCTGGGCTCCTTTTATAATTTCCCAGACATATTTTTTTATCGTATTTCGTAAACCGTCGGATTGTGCGCGGCATTTGATTTCGATGCCGTCTCTATCCGCTTTTGCCGTCACTCCTTGCGGCTTATCGGGTTTTCCTACGACGGTATCGCCGCCGAGCAGCTGCTCGACCGTGAGCGTACCCGTCGGCACGGGAGCAGACCACACGCCCTCGTAAATCGTTCGTGCAGTCTTTGTCGACATCCACATACTTTTTGCCGTTGCAATTCGGTGCCATCCGCCCGACGAGCCGTCACCGATCGGGAAGTCAGGAATTGCCCTTCCGTCGTGAAAGGTCGTCCATGTTTGCCAGCCCGATAAATCAACGCGGCCCGAATCGACGGCCGACGGTACGTCCGTGATATTATTTTTGAAATCGGGTAAAACGAAATTCGGATCATCGACTGTGAAGATCTCCGGTGCATATTCAACGCACGTTATATCTGCCGAGAGATTTTCGCCTGCCTGTATATCCGTAATGATTAAATCGATCGCTTCGTTCCCCTGCGTCCCAAACGCGAATAAATCGCCTTCTCGCGGCCCGTTGTTTTCGGAAACCGGTAATTGAAATAACACTTCGCCGCGGCTGCCGGCGATTGTTCGAAGCTGCAGGAGCATACAGCTTCCGTCGCTCTTTCTGATGCGTACGGCATATTGTTTTCCCGTTTCCATCGGGATCATTTCATCGGTCTTTATACCGATAATTTGTCGAGCGTCGTCTTTAATAAGTTCGGTAATTCGTCCCTGCGTAATGCCTGCGAGCGCGATGTCGCCTGCATATTTTATCCAGTCGCCTTTCATCGCAAGGAGATATTCGAAATCCGCCGAAAATTTATGTACTATAGGGCGATTTTTGGTAACGGCATATTTATACATACCGAGCTTGCGTGTCTGTACGCTGTCCGTAACGCCCCAGAGTTGAACATCCTGCGTCGTCTCAGGCTCTTTGATACGGTTACCGTCGGGAGTGTTATAGACCTGTAATTTGTTTTTTGCAAAGCCTGCATCTTTATCGACAAATTGCAGTGCAAGAGAATCGGGTATGTCGGCCATAACGAGCGTTTCCGCATAGCCGTGTGAATTACGGGGCGTAAAAAGCTGTACGAAACCGTCCCGTGCGATATCCTGCACGACGGTCATTTTACCGTTTGACTTAAAAATATCGGCACGGCAAGTAGAGACGATCGCCGAAAGGAGACTGCTTACCGGCATCGATTCCGCGACATATTCATTGCAGCCGTAGCCGTGAGATGCACACCACGTATACAGTTTTTCAAAAGCCTGCCAGTCGATTTCATTTTTGTCGAGCTTCTGCTGCGAAAAATCACCGCGAAGTACATACAATGCCGCCGATGCGGGATTGTCCGTAAGCTGCATTTCCCATGCGACCTCTCCGCTCCCGTTTCCCTTGTATACGGGGAGCTTCGATTCGGAAACAAAGTTCAACTGCTCCACGATATTGTTAAGTTTTTCCGACGCTTTTATTTTGAGACCGATAAGTGTCAAGCGCCGGCATTTTTCTTTGCTTACCGGCGCTTCATTTTTTATCGCTCTGATCGATCCGACGTATACAGCATCGACGACTTTGGAATCCGTACTGTCGCCTGAGAGGCGGGAGATTTTTACCGTCCATCTGTCGGTACTAAGTCCCGTCTTATGTATCGCGTAGCGTTTTGTTTTAAGCTCATGTCCGTAAATCGTATTACTTCCGGCAGAAAAGAAGCCGAGCGGCTGATATGCGCTGTCATCCGCATCCGCCTGTTTATACCATGCGCCGAGCGTGACGGAGGCTTCTTCGACTTTGCCCTTGTCGTTATATTTACCGAGCCCGTTATAAAAAAATATGTCGGCATTGATTTCCGTCGTTCCCGCCGGTGTCGTTCGGATAACAGAGCCGTCCTGTCCCTCATCCGTTTTATTTTTTAATAAGCTATTGATCTGTATTTCATGAACGCATTTTTTTACGAGCGGCGGCGTATCTTCTCCGTATGCAATTTTCATCTGTAAGAGCTTATCCGTTCCGGCAAGGACTTGCTCGATACTGCCTGACGCCGAATAATCTTTCAAAAGCGTTTCGTCGATTTTAATCGTATCTTTATCAATGAGCTGATCTTTTTGACCGGCACAAAAAAGCTGATAGAGATATTGACTGCCGTCGGCTGGATCGACCCATGTATAAGACGAAGTTGCAAGATCTGCATAAATGCGACGGATGCCGAAAAGGAACGGGATATAACCGAGCGGCCGCATTTGATTTCGGCTGCCTCTTATTGACGGATCCTGTTCGGGTTTTTCCCGTTCATTAAGAGACGGGATTTGCATGTTGTACAGTACAATTCCGCCCGCAAGCATGCCGATACCCGATCCGATGAGTGCTGCCCCAATACCGGCTCCTATACCTGTCCATGAAGTCGCAGCTGCGATAATGACACCAAGCGCAACGAGAATGCCGCCGCCGACTTTCATACCGTTTCCCATATCCTGATTATTGCCTTCGGGGACGAGTTTTATATACACTCGATCGCCGTCACACAGGACTGTTGAAAAGTCGGTGATCACCGTATCGCCTACGAGTACGCGCCATCCGCTGTTAACCGCGTGAAATGTGTCAATTTTTTTTAGAATTTCCGCAATCGATTGTCCGGGTGCGACGTCAAATTCCTTACGTTCGGAGGAGAACGGATTAAGAAGCGCAGTTATTTTTATCGACACGATACCAACCCTCGATCAGTAATGTAAGCACCGGCCGCGAAAGTCGCTCACACGCGACGCCGGTTTTACTCATCGCATGAATTATAAAGTCATCGCCTGCATAGAGGGCAACGTGCGACGGGAGTCCCCGCATCTTGAGCAACGCAACCGCTTTTTCTTCCGGCTTCGATATTTTTTTGCCACATAAAAGCGGCACGTATTTTTGAAATAAAGATCCCGTTTCGGAAATATCGAGTGCGTTATCGTACGTATTTGATAAAAGCGGCAGATTATATCCGTATTCGTTATTGAGGATGAGCCTGACGAGACCGTAGCAGTCGACGCCGTCCTCATTGCGTCCGCCGGATAAAAACGGGATCCCGACATATTTTTGTGTCCATGCGTACATCAGAAAAACATCCCCGGAAAATCATCCGGCGAATAGGTGAGCGATGTGAATTTGCGGTCGTGCATATACGCGTCGTAGAGCTCGCCGGTTATGGCATCGACTGTTGCCGTAACGTTTCGAAGTACGAAGTGCAGCGGCCCCTGCTCGTAGGTGTCGGGTGAAGTTGACAGTACGACAGCAACATCGGCCGTTATCGGTTTATTAACGGCTTGCTTTATGATTTTATAAATCGCAAGGTCGGCATTGTCGATACTGAGGCGGCACGATTTGTTTCCGCCCTCGCTTTGATCGGGAAGGAGTGCAGTAAATCCGCACGGGATGAATTCCGTCCCTTGTGATGTTATTGCCTGTTTATCATCGCAGACATGCAAAACCGCATCCCCGTCGACATTGATTGTCACCAGCGTTACAAATACGGCCGCCGTTTCGGGCGCAGTCGCCGCCGCGACCGCATCGGCGCTCAATCTTTTTTCAGCCATGTAATTTCTCCACGCTTACTGCAATCTTCCAAAGTCCCTCGATCGGTTCTTCGTTGTAGTCTTCAGTAAAACGAAATTCCGCCGGTTGTAACGTCTGGGGATCTTTCATCACAAATCGCAGCGCACCGTCCGCAATGACATTGCGGTACCATGCTTCAAACAGTTCGCGCTGCTTTTCGGTGACGACGATCGAGCCGGTAAACACTTTTGTCGATGCGGTATATCGCCGTCTCACTTTATCAGGGCCTGCATCCATCTGCGTGCGTACGACCGAACTTTTTCGTTGCGCGCTCAATCCGTCGAGCCTCAGTACTTGCGGTAAACCTGTAGGCCATGTAAGAGATGTCATGTTACACTCCTTGCGCTTTTATACCGTACCGCGCCGAAAGCGCTTTATCGGCTTTGCCGGATGAGATATGTCCGTTTATCAATGTCCCGATAGTCACTTCGAGCTGACGCTGACCGTCGTCTCCGACTGTTTCAGTTGCCGCGACTTCTTCTGTAGAATAATTATTAATGACGATGCGGAGTGCAAACTGCATTCCTCCGATCCCGGATGCGTTTACGCCGAGAGCGCCGTCTGCGCCCCGCGAGAGCGGCATAACGGCTTCCGGCCCTGCTTCTCCCATAAGGCCGAGACCGAAACCCGCACCGCTTGCAAAACGGAAAAAGGTCGGGCTCTGTACGATCGCATTCGTAAACGTACCGCCTTTCGCGAATGGCAGAGCTCCGTCCGTATCATATATGCCGCCGAGCGCATTCGCCGATGCGCTACTGCCCGATGTACGCCCTTTAACAAAGCCGCTTATCATTGCCGAAGATCCTGCAGCGGCTATAAAGCCGAGTCCTATCGGCCACATGCCGTTTGCGATGAGCTGTAAGCCTGCCTGCAAAAACATCATCGGAAGCTGATCGAGAATCGTCTCGGCCATATTTGCAAGCGCCTGCTGAAGCGATTCTCCCGCATCGCTTCCTTTTCCGAGCGCTTCACCGAGCGTTTGAAAACCGGTTATCGCGGAATCGAACGACATCGACATAAGCTCCGTTCCCATATTTGCAAGGACACCCGCGCTTGCTTTATCGAGGTCGCTGTATTTCAGGATAAGCTCCGTAAGCCCTTCCTGCATCGTATCCGTCCAGCTTCTACCGGCATCTTTCAGTTTTTCATATTGATCGTATAGCCGAGCGGCTTCGGTTATCTGTGCTTCCGTCGCACCGTTTGTCTTGAGTTTTTCGAGGTACAGCTCTTTTTCCGTTTTTGTAATATCGGCGATTTTTTTATTAAGTTCATCGAGCTCTTTTTCTCCGTACGCCGCACCTTTTGCCGCCTTCAACTCGCCGTATTTTTTTATAAGTCCCTGTATTATCTGATCTTCGATTTTAAACGATTCATCTATGGTACGCGGATCGATTGTTAAAAGCTCCGACAGTTTTTTCTCCACTTCGTCCTGTTGTTTTTCAAGAGCCGATACCAAATCAAAAGAATTGCCGAGGAGAGAGCTGATTTTTTGATCACTCTGTAATCCGTTGCTGAGACCTTGTATGTACAGCTCGGCCGCTTCTTTTCCCGTACCGAACGCATCGGCATCGATCTTCAAAACATCAGAAAGCCATTTTTTCCACGATTTTTTCTCTCCGTCTCGGAGCTCGCTCATCTTTTTTCTGATTGCGCCTTCGATGTAATCAAGCTGCTTTTGCGCTTCGCTCGTATCGATGACAATCCCGTCAATATCTTTTGCCGGCTTTAAAAGCTTTGCACGATCCGCGGCGATTTTTTCAAGTTGTTTTTTATATTTTTCGAGCTGAATCACCGGATCGTCTTTTCCGAGATTTTCATATTTCTGTGAGATCGCAAACATGAGTTCGTTGATTTCATTGAGTGCATCTTTTTCATCCGCTTCGGCCTTTGCCTGTTTTTGTAATGCCGCCGACGCATCCTGTGCGCGTTGCTTTTCGGCGATCCAATACGCCAGATTCGCCTCAGCTGCATCTTTTTGTTTTCCTGAAAAAATGGTGAGCTGATCCTGATAATGCCGTATCTGTTTTTCAGCTTCGGCGATTTTGTCGTTATCGGTTAAGGACGAATACCATGCATCAAAGCCGCCGCTATTCGATACGGTCATCGCTTTTGTAAGCGATTTAAAGGTATCGGTAAGCCCTCCGAGCATCGTCTTCAATCCGCCGGAAGATGTTGTCGTCTGTGCGATTGCCGTCGCAAATTCACCGAATGAACTTTTAACATCGTTCCAAGAATTTTTTATCTGTTCGCCTGCGACCACACCCGCTTCCGCAGCTCCTCCGAAAGTTGTCGCAAGTTCGTCGAGGATGATTTTCTGAGCGCCTGCGATATCGCCCGTATCGATCATATCCTGCATTAGTTTTTTCTGTGCTGCGGAAAAATTAAATCCCTGCTTACGAAGCGAATCGATACCGTTGATCGGATCGTCGAGCGCTTTCCCGACCGATTGCGCCGCGCTTGAGAGATCCGTTTTCATAACGGTCGCCATGTCGAGGATCGCTTTCGTCGCCTGCGTAAAATTATCACCCTTAATATTTTTAAATCCGAGGAGTACGGCTTGCATAGATTCGATCGTGCCGGCGCTGTAGTTTGTCACGTCCTGCAGTGACTGCGCCATCGCGTCGAGATCGTTGACGCTCGTCCACGCGGCCGCTCCCGTCGCCGTTATCGTCGAGCGGAGTATGTCGAGCGCCTGTTTATCCTGCTGGTACGCCGCAACCGATTGCCGCGTAAAATCGATAATGGCTTTTGCTGAAAATCCCGCCGCGATAGCTTTCCCGAGCTGTTTGAATTCATTCGAACTCGCTTTCGTCTGCTTATCCATGCGGCTCATTTCTTTGATCGCCTTATCGACTTCGGCAGTGACAAGTACGCGAAGCTCTTCTTCCGTAACGGGCATATCCGCTCCTCGTTAATAATTATTTTTCAGCAAAGGCTTTAAAATGCGCCTTTTCGTCGTCGAATAATGTTACCAGCTCGAGCAGCATTCTCGGCTCTGCGAGGTAGCCTTTTCCTTGCGGCCAGCCGTATTGCTTTATGCGTGCATAGGTATCGACAAGTGTAAAAAACTCTTGCGTCATGTATGAGGCGATATCTTTTCGTTTGATTCTGATATAGCCGGTTTCAGATTCCGGCCATGCGATTTTTTCGCTCATCTCGCAAAACTCCGCCTCCCACGCGGGAGGCCAGAGAGATGAGAGAATGCACTGGAGCGCTATGCGATATTCTTTTTTTTTGAATCGGTGATTGTGTCCGACTGCACTTCGACGACGATTGCGCTGACAAGCTCTTCGGTACCGTAGGCGCGGCATTCGGCAAGTGCAGCGCCGTCGGCGATAACGCGTTCGACTTTTTTGCCGTCTTTACCGACGGTTTCAACGCGCATATTGGTGATCTTGCCTACACAGTTTCGAAGGATATAATCCGCGTCGACTTGCATTTTAAGCGTAACCTTTTTGAGCTTTTTGACGACGCGCTCGTTGCCCGCATCATCTACCGGCTGATCGTCGCGATAATATTCACGCGTCGCAACCGTCGTTACGAACTCTTTTCGCATATAGCCGGTCGGGCGGATTATCTCGACGGCAAGGCGCTCGTGTTCGGGCTTCGAAAGGTTATCCCGTATGTCGGGATAAAACTCATAGCGCGGCTCTTCGGTGAAAATCATGGCTACTCCTTAACCTTGTAGTAGATGACGCCGGGAAAGTTTCCGCCGTCAACCTTGTATGCAAACGAAAAGCTCTGCTCTCCGTCAAGCGGCTTGTCTTTTGTGAGACTTTCAACGATGACGGGAAAATGTTCCCATACCGCCGTTTCGCCGACGGTTTCGGTTTCGCGTCTCGAAAGCATATAATCTTGATGCTGCTTTTTTGCAGGAAGCCGCGTGACGTGAGTGCCGTCGTCGATCGTGATTTCCTGAAAATTGTTGAGCAGTTTCCGCTGCGCGTCGCTGTCGGTTTCGAATGTGCCGGTGATCGTCCCGCTTCCGTCGGAAAATGCACTCTCTGCCCATTCGCGGATTCCGGACTCGACGTTTTCCTGCGTCGAAATATCGACGCTCGATCCTTGTAAACTGTTCGGTACATCTTTCACGAAACCGACGAGTGTAAGTTCGAGCGGGATCACTGCATCGCCTGCGGCAAGCGCTTGTCCCTTCCACAAGTGGACGATTTGTCCGACTTTGATGCTCTCGCCTCCGGCGATGCCGCTGTCTTTTGTCGGGAGCGAGCTTGCCGATGACGCGATCGATTTGATTTTATAAAATCCGCTCTTATCGAGCGTGACACTCGCTCCTCCTGTCACCGCTTCTTTAAATGCGATCGAATACAACTTTCCGTCTTTTCCAGCCGGTTTCATACCTACCTCCTAATCAGTCATCAATCAACGATATCGGATAACTTATCCGGATCGTATAAGGAGCGACGTAAGCGCAGGGCATACCGCCGTTTTCCTCTCCGTCAGGATACTCCAAATACGGCGTCCCTCGGCTCGTCCAGTGAGCACACAGCGTTTTGCCGTCTACGGTAATCGGCATATTGTCCTGCTCGATTTTAATAAATCTCCGCTTCGCCTTTGCCGTTTCAATCGCCCATGTAGATCCCGTACCGCCCGATCGATATTCGGCATTTATATATAACGTTTCACTGCCGTTTCCGCACTCCGTGATATCTTGAAATATAAGGACAACGTGTCCCGTTGTTGTCTTTGCCTTTTGCGGCAACAGTACAGGTTCGAGCTTGAGTTCTTTTCGTATTGCATCGCACAACGCATCAAACAGTTTTTGCATATCAGCCCCTCTGTAAAATCATTTTTTCGACAGCACGATCTTTACCGCATCGCCCCATATCTTTTTTATCGCCTTTCGTGCTCCGGCCGTAATTACGACAAACGGACGAGCGGGTATAGTCACCTGTTTTTTTATAATAAAAACTGCAAACGGCGCGGCACCTTTTTTCCGCGCACAAAAAACTTTTCCCATTTTGAAAAACGAATAACCGTCGCCTTTCATCGCCGCTATAAGTGCGCCCGGAGACTGCGCGTTGTACTTTCGGTACAAACGCCGTGTATTTGCATTTGCCGGAAGCCAAAGACCTTTTCCTTTTGCCGTAATCGTCTTTCCGTGTTGTAAGGCACTCGCTTGTTTTTTATTCGTGCCGGCGCTTGCCCAATCGGTACCGGAGTGAGCCGCGATCGATGCCATAAGCTCGCCGTTATCGCGAAGCGTTTTTGTCCCGCCTTTAACTGCGGCAGTCAAAGGCGCATTCGGCGGCGGAACACCCCTATTGATCGCGCCGATAATTTCGTTGCTCATGACGACCGACATACGCCGCATTACATCGGGCAAGCCATTTTTAAGCGTCCGCATCACGGCTCCCGTCTCCCGCGGCTTTTCTATGATGCTAACTCCCATAGTGCCGATCCAATACGTTGCCGTTCGGTTTTTTTATCACCGCGACGCTCGGCCCGCTTTCATCCGCCGAGCCGTTTTTTGTTATAATCGGGCCGTAACTTGTTCGGATTATGATATCGAGATCGCTTTGCTCTTTATCCGCCGTCTCGTGCATCCCGTTAAAGAGATAGAGCTCTACGCGGCCTCGCTTTAAGACGCACATACGGCAGAGTTCGTTGTCCTCGTCGTAAGCGTTTCCGGTCGAAAGAATGAGACCCTTTACAACCATACGCGCCCGCTCGACGCACCGCGCGGCAATACCGTCGTCGGTGAATGTCAGTGTTTGATAATCCTGCGGTGTCAGTTCGTGTTTTAAATCCGCTGCGGTAAGTATGTCCATAGTGCCTCCGATAAAAAAAGGGAGCGGACTGTAGCGATCCGCTCCCTGTATCATACGGCGTTATCTGCGCTTTACGGCTTTCCCGTACGGGTTTACTCCGCTTTGAATTTCATCAACGCGATACCCTTCGTGTTGATGAGCGGGAACGGCTTTGATTTCACATAGAGGTTTGTACCTCTGTGATCTTCGCGTTCAGTCGTGAAAGCGTAGAGCGGCGTCGCTTCGCGCTGCACCGTATCGTCGATGCGCAAAAAGTCAAGTTCCTGCCCTGCGTTCACGGCACGCACGAGCAGTTCGCTGTCGCTAAGCATGTGCTTTGTGACGCTCGTACCGCTCGTGTTGACGTCGGTATACGAGTCATTGTCCCTGAGTACATTGTAACCGCCGATATTGATAGAATCAGCCCCCATCGTAACCGGAAATTTCGTCTGTTGTGCCGTAAGTGACACAATAAACTTGTAAATATTTCTTGCGGCAATGAATTCAACGGCACCTCCGATGCCGTTTGCGGCAGGTACTTCGGCAAGCTGTTCAAAGCTGTCGATAAGATCTCCGAGTGTGAGCTCAGATGCCTTTTTGCTTGCGCTGATCGTTTTGATGTCTCCGTAATTGACTTCATAACGGACAAGGTTCGGCCCTGCCTGCATCATGTAGTCGATTTTCCCTTTATGTGCCTGTACGCACAGAGCCTTTGTTGTATTATGTACGAGCTGTCCCCAACGAACAAGCTTGTCATCGATAAGTTGTTGCTTACCCATATTGGTGGCAAGCTCATATGCATCGGTTTCGGTAGCAGAAAACATATCATCGATTTCGATCGGCTGCGGCTCGATAGACAGCAAATCTGCCTCCATCTTCGGCCGGAAACCGACGCCGCCTCTTTTGATGACAGGAATATTTCCGACTGTCGATTTGATGTCGCTTACGGCAAGCTGCGTCGTGTTTTTGTTTTTTGCCGTTTTAAAATAAAGGCGCGCATTGCTCGTTTCCGCGGGAAACGCCGTGATGATACGCACAATATCTTCAGGTTTTATAATAATCATACTCTACCTCAAAAAATGAATAATACACAGACGCCGAAACTCGGCGTCGGAGCTTTTATCGTACGTCGCCTGCAAACGACTGTGTGACAAAAATACCGATACCGCCGAGCTTTTTCACAAGCGTATCGGACGCATCTTTTGCGCTTGCGCCGGACGCATCGATAAGCCGTGCGCGGACAACGACCCCGTGAAATCCCGCATGTGCGAGTCCCGTGCTGCCGTCCGTATCTTCGGCGAGGATGCACGCGGGCGTATCAGCATCTGCCGCCGGTTCGTACGTTCCGCCTGCCGATACTTTGAGTATCGTACCCGCCTGATACGTTTTGTTTTTGTTTGTAAGCTGCACCGGCAAGAGCACTGCCGGATGCTGCGTCGTAAACACGCCGCGATCTCCCGTTGCGACGGTCACTCTTTCGCTTATCATAATAACCTCCCGAATGGTATGTATACTTATGCCGCTGATCCCGCGTCACATTTTTGCGGCAAGTGCGTTCCAGTCGACGCTCTTACCGTTCGAATCTTTTGCATCGGAAAAATCCGAAGATCCCGGTGTAAAGACTTGCCGCGTCAGATTGCCCGCATCTTTAAATCCCGCATCGAGGACATCCGCGAAAAGGTCGAGCGCGGCAGTTTTTTTCGTTTCCGTACCGTCGGCAAATTCGCATTCGGCACGATCGGCAAACTGCCCCGCAAGCGCCGTTACTTTCGGCATAAGCGATGCGGGGATTTTCCCCGACACTTTGCCGATGAAGCCGTCGATGCGCGCTTTGCGGTTTTCCGCTTCAAGCTGTTCGCACCGCTTTGTGATGTCGGCAAATTCGCCGGACTTTTTGGCTTCCGAATCGGCTGCCGCTTTTGCCGCATCCTCTTCTTCCTTTTTCTTTTTTTCGACCGCTTCTTTGAGCTTTTTGTTTTCAGCTTCAAGCGCCTCCATCTTCTTTTTTTCCTCTTCGGTCATACGAGCCTCCTCATAATCTATTCGATCGTTGAAATTAATAACCTCAACCTTGTCGCCATCCGCATAACGGCTCTCCGTCATAAGCTGTTCAAGCCCCGGTATCTTCGGCGGTACGGCGCCCGTTATCGCAAGCGAGTGAAGATATCGCTTGCCGTCGCTCGCCCGGCGGGGTATCGTTACGCTCCAACCTTTATAGACACCGCTTCCGTCGCCGTCGTCATAGAGCGCATCGAGTGCCGGATGCAGCAGCACTTCTCCGACAAGCACCTGCTCACCGGGATGAGATGCATCGTCGTAGATACCGTCGATTGCAAGTACGTCGCCGAACTTCGGAAAATTATCTTTGTGTGCGCTGTCGTGTCCGATCGTCACCGGTCGGGTCGGAGTAAACGTATCGACGATATCCTCTAAATCTTTTTTCGTAATCGTCGCGCCGTCCTGCCCGAATGTTCCGGTACGACACAGCTGCCATGTCCGTATTTTTTTCATACATCCTCTCAAAAGATAGTTGACGCGCCGCGAACGGCGCATCAAAACATTACGATTTGTCTCCGTCTTTGCGGATGAGCAGTGCCCGAATCGCAAGCAGCAGCAGGCCAAGCCCGCCGACGACTCCGAGCCAGATGCGGATCCACAAAGGCGCAAACATGACTGCGACGACTGCCGCCGTGATTATGAGCACAATACCCATAACGAGCGACCAGACGCTTTTCAAAAGCTCGATTACTTTGTTCATAAAGCCTCCTCGCATGTTGCGTTTACAGCATCATATCGCACGGTCGGCATGATACGGCAAAGCGGGGAAAGAGTTATAAATACGAATTAAAAAAAACGGCGCAGAATGCGCGGATTTTACAAAGAACGGCAAATTACTCGACTTTTTATGTACTGGGGCAAATTCACCGCGATTCACCGGTGAATGGGGAGCTTTCAAAGGGTCGTGCGGGTATGATTTTTAGGTATTTGTGTGATAGACGATTTAAAATAAAAAACACCCCGAAAAAAGGGCGTTTTAATTGGCTGGCAGAGCTTCACATTAACAATACGCGTATGTGCATTTTTCAGGATATTTTTGTGCTTGTAATTTTTTTTGCGCAATAAAAACAAGTTTTTCGGCGGCTCTTTCATCACCTGCAAAATCGATGAGCGTTACTTCTCCGGTATTGCGATCGATCTCCAATATACCTTTGCCGTATACATCACCGTAAAATTCATAGGTAAAACTTGAGGAGTTCGTCGATAAACGCCTGAATAGAATCATCTGTCATATCTCCCTTCAATTTAAAACTCCACGGATATTTTTTACTTGCCAATAGATGCGCTTTCTCGTAAATATATCCGTATTTTTTCATTAATGTCAACTCTTCAAGTTCATGCTTTAAAAGCAAAATATCGAGTTCCGTTTGTTTTCCGTTGTCGAGCCTCTGCCACGCAAGCGCAATATCTACATCCGTATCAAATCGAGCGCGGACTCCATCTGCAAAATTATGTTCTTCGATAAATACGTGATTACGGATTGCCGTTACCTGTTCGGGTGTCAGTCCGCTATTTTTTGCGATTCGTTTTATATCACTTTGCGATTTTCGATTCCGTATTTCTTCGTAGTAACTGTCGGCAAATAGATCTTGCTCCTCGATGCTCTTATCTAAAATACCTCCGGTATTGATACTGTCTTTTCCACCTGTTTTTCCTACGGCCGCATTACGATCGAGAGCAAACTTTTGCGCTGCCTGTATAATTTCTCCCTGTACCCCGTATTCAGCGGCCCGTTTTGCCTGACTTTCAAGCTCCCGCCACCAGTCATCGTTTGCAAGCGGATATCTCCCGAAACCTTTTGCCGTATGTCCCGTTTCGGTCGGACGTGTAAAATTATCCGGGAGTTCGTCTTCATCGTAAATTCCGCGCACGGTCGATCGACAGTTAAAATGTAACGGCGGCCAATGTGTTTCCCAAAACGGATCGTCCGGCGGAAGAATGACGCGGGAAGTGGCATAGGGCTTACAGATATCGCTCGTGCGCGTATCGTCGATAGCGATAAATTCAAATGCGAGCGGCGGTACTTCATTAAGCTCGATCGCACGGCCCGTGTTATATGCTGTTTGCATATTCGTCCGGTAGACTGTTTCCCAATACCATCCGGCATTCGGCCCCATACCGACCTTATCGAGGAGTTCGTCATTCGTCAGTTTCAAAAAATCTTTAAGCGTTCCGCCGGCAGTTTCATTTTGTATCAATGCACTGTTGATGCGTTTTAAAAGATCGCCGTCTGCAACACGGCTTGCCGTAAACGCGCGGAACTTCATTTTATCTGCAAGCGCATCATAATCAGTTTTTGTCAGCACATCGCGTTTTTTAAGATAGGCGACCGCTTCATCGAACGGCAGCGTGTCGATATCGAGAGTGTCGTCAAAATTGTTTTTCCGCGACGCCGAATCGATGCCGGATAAAAGCGATTTAATAAAAAGCGTTGCCGCAGCGCTCACCGCGGAGAAATCGCACGGCAGAACGCTTTGTGTATTTTTTATATCGGGATTTTTTTCGAGTGCTTTGAGATACTCCCGCAGCCGGACGGCGACGCTTTCGGAAATAGCGAGCCATCCTTTCGTTGCAAGCACATCAAGTTTTTTCGACCGCAGCCGCTCGTGCTTTATGTGTGGAGCTGCGTCCGCGAAAAAAAATCGTGCGCCCCGTCCGAAAACAGCATCGGACTTTGCTGTACACGGATAAAGCTGTCCGCATCGTCTTTCGGTTTCGGTACGTGGATTTTGTTATAGATCGCCGAAAGGCTTACCGGTACACCTCGGTCTATCGCATCGCGGATCGTCGCCCAGTCTGCAAAGTCGGACGAATCGATGTCGTACGACGGCACCGCCTCTCCCGGAAAGTTCAGTTCGCAAAATGCCTGTACGAGACGCTGATCGACCTGTTGTACCGCGTAGGCATCGCCTTTGATGATCGTGTCGAACGTGAGCGTATGCGTATCACTTTGCGCGCGAGTGCCGTATTCGGCCTGATTTGTCGCAAGCGACTGTGCCGTCAGCGCATACGCGATTTCCGCATTACACGTTTCGACGATTTGATTGAAGTCGTTGATTTGCGACTGGATCACTTGTATGCTTTGAATGTTTGCAAATGCGCCTGAGCTTCCGCCCTCCCACTGTTCGAGCGCGTCCGTCAATTCTTTCGCGCGCTTTTTCGCCTGATCTTCATTCTTTGTTTCAAAGAGCGCGAGGATCGAAGGACAGCCGATTTTTTCCGCCGCTGTCGCCCAAAACCGCACGCCTAAGTTTTTAAACTTCCAAAAGATGTATGCCGCCCTCAGTGTCGGCCTGCCCCAAAGCGTAAGGTTTCCGTCATCGTTTCGATGCAGAGAAAATTTTGTCGTATCAGAAAGCGGGATCCCGAGCGAAGTAATAACGGGAGTTCCATACGGCACATCGGATGATTGCGGAAACGAAAGCGCCGTCCGCGGGATCGGGAGAAAACCTTTCGGAACATACATCCCGCTTTCAAAAGCCCAGAGGTTTTCACAGGCGGCGATCCCGTAGGGCACTGCATTGAGCATGATATTGTTCAGCGCATAAAATACATTGAACGTCAGGTATTTTTCGCACGCGTCATCGACAGCTTTATTGCCGGTTGCCGTAAGGCTTCCATACATCTGGAGCACTTTATTTTTCCGCTCCTGTACGAGCGATTCAACTCGTCCGTCATTCCGCATCTTTTCAAAAATCGTCTCGCGCTCGCCGATATCATTAAGCCATGCCGACGTATCGTCGATGTAGCCAGCGACCATGCGGAACGAGGAGAGATCTATAATTTGTCCGGTAACGGATTTCGTTCGTGCCATAGTGCATACCTCACATCATACATATTAAATCCGCTGTTTCCACGGATCCTTTCTGTTGGTAACGGCGAAAACGGGTTCGGGATCCGCTGCGCATTCACGCCATGCGCACACGGAAAGCAGCGCCGCGCTTGCCGCATCTCCGTGACGTGTACCTTTTCCGTCGCGGTCTCCCGTCCGTATAGGCGGAATATAGGGTATACCGTTTTTAAGCGTGACGATTGAAAAATCACCTTTTATCACATCATCGTCCGGTACGGTAAAATCTTTCGATTCCATAAGCGCATGTAAGTCAGCCCCGTACTTCCCGTACCATGCAGCATTTTCCATAACGCAGATAATAGCACCCGGATGCCGCAGCATCGCATGTTCGGCAAGCTGCTGTCCGTTTCCCCTCGAATCGAGTGCTCCGCCTCCGAATATCTTCCGCTTATCGAGCAAGTCCGTCAGCATATCGCTGAAAAGTTCCTGCTGTTCAAACGGTACGTTTTGTAATTCTATAATCAATTTCGTTTCAAGGGCGGCTCCGGTATCGCAGTTGAGCCAGTATGTCGTTAAGTCGCCGCTTCGCCCGAAATCGTTTCCGAAAAAGACAAGGTGCTTCAAAGCGGAAAGGATCGGCGCGATTTCCGTATTGAAAAAAGAGACGATGACGTTTTCTTTGACGCTTTCGCTTTTGTGGAGAAAATCGTTTTTACATGATAAACGTCTGATTACGATGTTTCGTCCGGTACACAGATCGAGCAATCCGCGCCCGAAATAACGGCCGGCAGAAGGGCGCGGGATGACATTGAGCTCTTCGTCTATGTTGTTCGCGTAGATTTCGCGGATTTTCTTTACGAACGCTCCTTCTTTTTTCTTTGTCCACTTTTCGCCGTTACGCTCGCATATTTTTTTATACAGCCCCGCTTCGACAGCCTCGTCGAACGTCGTTCGGTGTATGCTCCAGCCTTTTTCACGTCCTGCCCGTGCGTCTTTGATTAAAAGATTGAACGGATTGTCGTCTCCGTTGTGCGTCGAAATAACCGAAAGCTGGCCGCCCCAAATCAAAAGCGCTTTCGCCGCTTTAAGTACGCCGTCCATGTCGCCGCAAAACGCCGCCTCGTCGAATACGACGCGCCCTTGTTTGGAGCGCAAGTTATATGCGTCACTCGGCATCCCGGCAATTTCATAGCCCGAATCAAAAGTGATGCGGTACATCGTGATATCCTGCTTTTCGTTTTGGATCACGACTTCCTGCATCGCGCTTGCGGCAATATTTAAGATACGGGCGAAAAAGGTGCAATCCTGCACAAACTGTCGCGTCATCGATTTGTTGTACGAAAGATAATACGTGTTCATGCCGCCGGCTTCGCGGGATGCCGCCGATTTAAGTACCGAGTTATATGCCTCCGCCCACGAAATACCGATACGACGCGATTTTTCGCTGAGCTTTAAGGGGTTTTCGTCGTTTATCCACGCTTCCTGATACGGCAAAAATATGCCGGGACTCTCACTCATGCCGTACCCTCTGTCCCGTTATCTTGAGCTTGATTTCGGCAATCGTTTCGGCAGAAAGCCCTGCCTTCCGTCCTTCCTCGTCGAGCACTTCGGCCGCGCGGAACAGTCCCTGCCGGTAGCCTTTTTCGTAGTCGAGTTTTACTTTTGCGATCTTCGCCTGCGAGTTGGTATTTCGCGATACTGCACGCAGTACGTCTTCGGGTGCAAGCGTTGAAAACGTGTCGAACTTTTTTACTTCCTGTAAAAGTTTCGTCTGGACGATCTGCACCGTCGCTTCGGCAATATCGAGACCGGGAGAGTTTTTCAGTTCGCGGATAATTTCAACCGATTCTTTCGCCGCATCCCGATACGCTTTCATCTGCGATGCGTGCGATACAAGCGTACGCCCGACCCCGCTTTTCGATACGTCGTACCCTTCGGTTTTGAGTTTATCCGCGATCTGTATCTGCGTGAGCTTGTCTTTGTAAAACATATCGACGATGCGTTCGACAAGCCCCTGCAGCTCTATTTTATTCCGTTTCGGCATCACGCCCCCCTCACGTCGATCTTCCTTTTTATTTCACCGATGCTCTCTTTTATCCAGTCGATATTCGTTTCGAGCTTCGACAATATCATCGCGTTGTCGATTTTTATGCTGTCGATCCGTGCGTCGAGCTGCGACAGTTTTGCATCCATACGCTCTCCGATCATAGCTGCGGATAAGGCGGCCTTGTCCGCAGCTTTTTGTGCCGTATCGATTGCCGAATCCGACTTGCCCTTCGCAATACCGATTTTGATCCATGTTCCGATAAAACCGAGAAGCGTAACGGCTCCTGTTGTAATTGCGGCAATCTCTTTAAAATCCATAACGACACACCTTATCGCGATTGTGCTAAAATGATGACGCCCTCAGTGACCGCTATACCCGTGACGATCGCTATCGTTACCGTAAGCCTCCGAACGAGCTTTTTCCGCATCGCTGATGATTTCGCCAATGCGCGATATTCCTTCCTCAATTCTTCCAGCTGCTCCTTGAGCGTCTGTACTGTTTTTTGTGATTGTATCACCGATTGCTCTGACTTCTCCAACGACTGTAAGGCTTCCGTCAATGCGTTCTCGAGCAGCGTGCATTTCTTCTCCAGCTCGCTCGAGTTCGCTTCCTGCGCGCTCTGCAAGCTCTTGAGCATGTGTATTTGCTGCCTCATAACGTTTAGCTCGTTCCGTATCTCCGTTATCTGCGCCGAAGTGAGCGTGACACTCTCCTGCGATAACGCCGGCACTAAAGCAAAGAGCGCATACAAAAACACGCAGCACATTTTTTTTAATCGTTTCATACATGAGCCGCCTCGCTGAACGCTATTGCATCCTTCGATTCCGAATTGTTTATAGTATCGTCCGGCGTTACCCTTCGTTTTCCGCCGGAAAGAAGATTTTCAACAACACTTTTTACAATAACTTCGTAACCGAGTTGCGATACCGCCCAAATGCCGAGCGCGTTCCAAATCCAACTTCCGCCGCTCTGCTTAAAAGAAAACGTCGCCGAAGCGCCGAGTGCGCAAAACGGCAAAATAAGCGACCATACCCACGACGGAATGACACGCTGTATCGTTTGTGCGGCAAATCCTTTCACCCATTGCATCACGCCCACAACGATGACCGCACCCGCACACCAGATTCCCATAATTGCAAAATCGAACATATAACCTCCCGAAAATAATTAATAATTTATGCCGTATACGCTGCTACAATGTGTCCGAATTTATGATCCGCATTGCACGGTTTCATAATCTGCATAAAGTCCGCGATCGGCATTTCGATATCATTGCCGTTTGTATTTGTATATTTTGTACGATAGTCGCCCCACGGATCATCGATGATAAAAGATGTGAGTTTGCCCGTGCTGTCTTTTTTGTAGCCGACGACCGATACGACATGCCCCAGTGCGCGTCCGTTTTGCGCGATAAACAATCCCGACGCGACAGCCGCACCTCCCGCATCGATCGCCGCCGTAAAGTCAGCAAGGCGTCGATTTTCGCCGAAGACAACTGCCGTCTCGTACGGGGCAAGCAGTTTACACCTCCGAAGCAGCATATTCGCACCCATTGCAAGCAGATGATGCCACTCGTTCGGTGCATAACGAGAAGGCGGATCGATACGGTGCCATTCCCGATCGATTATCGGGTCGGCAAGAATAAAGTGCATGAGCGCATCTTCCGGCTGTGTATATTTTTCATCCGAAAACTTTTCGACAGGCCAGCCCGCCGCCGAAAGCGCCGAGACCATCGCCGTTACATTGCACGCGCCCTCCGGTTTTAAGACGTTGTTGCGCTGGGAGTAGTACGGTTTTCCGAGAGAATTATTATTTTTCATCGTTGCCTCCGGTTATCAAGTGTAACAAGAGAAAACAATGAAACGGCGCAGCTGGAGATGAGTGTATGGATTATATTTTAATAAGACTTCCCTGCAATGCTTTCGGCGGGATTATTTTTGCTATAACGATATGCGGAGGTATGTCAATGAGTTCCGTCATTGCGGGTTTTGTTGTCGGTGCCGTCATGGGTACGGTATGTTTTTGGGTCGGTTATTTTTGCAATAGATTTGTGGAGCGTATCGACGATCTGCACTTCGGTTTCTTTTCGCACGGCCGAAACAAACGCAGTGTAACTGTCGACAAATTGCCGGCAGAGGTTTTAGATATCGCTATCGACAGCATCTCCGATACGGATGAGGATGCTTGTTGTTGTACCGATAGTATCGATGACCCTGTCGCTGGCGAACATGGTATATCGCCCGCGGTAATTCATCAAATCAAACGAACGATTCTTAGCGTATAATTTTAAATCTTGTTTGTTTTTTTCTGCGACTTGTATAAATTTTCCCACATCCAGCAGTTCAAAAAGATGTTCGTATACTTCGAGGCGTTTATCCATGAGCTTGAATGCCAGCTCTTTATGCTGCTTTGCATCAAGCATTTTCATTTGAAAGAGCTGTCCGATGGCTGCCGTTGCGGTGCTTATCGCGCCGCCGATGATGACAGCTAAAAGCGTTTCCGACATTTTTTATTAGTCACTGTTATTCTATTCCATGATCTCTTCGATCACGATACCTTGCGTAGGCATAGGAAATACTCTGAATGTCCTTATTTCCGTTTCATCTGTAATGTCAACCCGTAACGATCGATTGAACTCTTTGCCTAAATTCAGCACTTTTGCCGACGTAACGCTCAAAAAATGGGAGCCTTTATGTAATCGTATTTTACAAAAAGTACCGGGTGATAACCGGCAGCAAAATTGTTTATCCACATATAAAAATGCTGAAACAGCCGATCCCATAAATCCGGAATCTCTTTTTATTATAACGTTTCCGGCAGGATCGAACATTGTGCTGTCGCTTACTTTTATATAATCATCCAGCCCGGCTTTATTTACAGTTGAGCAAGAAAAAAATAATGCAACAATTATAAAACAAAACATAGTTTTTATAATCGGTTTCATCGTGATTTACTCCTTCCCTTTATTTTACTACTGCTCCTCGTTTTCCGCAACGAATATTTTCCACGTCATCGCCACATGAGCCGGTTTTCCTGTATCCACGCAAACACCCGCCCGAAAATATGGAATGTATCCGCCGTCTCGGGTTTATCGGCATCCAGCGTTTTCAAAAGCTCCGCGTCCCGCAGTTCTTTCGTATGTACGGAATATATCGATATCTTGCGCCCGATCGAATCGAACTTCAGCAGTTTGCAGTAGACATTCCCTTCCAGTGCAAACACGTAAAGATCATCCCTCAACATATCCGTTTCTTTTGCATCAAAAAGGATAATATCGCCGTCGTTTATGCCCGCTCCGACCATACTCGTGCCCCGTACGCGGAACGCATATATTTTTGCGTTCTTTGCCGACGGTATAAGCGCAAGCGGCTCGATATAGTCTTCGACTGCATCGACGTCTTCCCATGATTGTCCACGCCCACACGATACCGTCTGCCGCAAAAGCGGAATTTTCGCGTGTACAGGCGCGTCTGCCGTTCCGGTAGATAAAAACATTTCGCCTTCGCCGGAATAAATCCAACTTGGCGATATACGGAGTATTTCATATAAAGCGGTAATAATTTTACTTGGATTTTTATTTTTCCCATTCTCGATATCGCCTATATAGCCATTCGAAAGCCCAAGTCTTTCTTCTAATTGCTTATTATTTACGTTCAGTTCTCTTTTTATGTCATCGATACGTTCTTCTAAATACATGGATACATCCTATTTTTATAAAAATTTATTCGGATATATCTTGACAAAAACTCGGATATATCCGAATATCTATATAGGCTAATAAGTTAACTTTTTACTGTTTAGTTTTGACACTGTAAGGCTAACAAATTAGCTTGTAAAAATTATCGGTTACAGGAGGAAAAAAGATGAATGAGGCATATCCGGATATGGATTACGAAGCGGCCGTTCTCGTGGTAAACGAGTTTGCCTCTCGGACGTACGGCAGCCGTCCGTCCGGAATCGTATTTTATGAAAATATCGGTAGAGACGGCCGCCCGCTTGCAGTCGATCGCGCATGGGAAATCCGTAATGTCGGCCTCTTTATCGGCGGCAAATATGTCGGCGGTATCAAAATCGAAGGACAGGATCCGGCACTTTTTCTTTCACAAATGGCGAAAATGATTGCCGAAAAAGGGAGTTCTGTATGACTACTGAAAAACAGGTTGCCGCAATTATCGCCCGCGGCAAAAGACGGCGGGAAAAAGAGAGGGTGTTTTCGATGAATATTACCCGCGAGCAGGGGTTATATATCAAATACCGATTACGGCTTAAAGGGAAGAGTTTGGTTGCTATAGCGTGGCAGCTTAATTGCAGTTGCTCGACAGTAACACAAGTGCTTGCGGGGCAAAAACATTCAAAGCGTATCGAAAAAGTGATTGCGGACATTCTCGGCTATAAAAGCTGGAATTCTCTTGTAACGAACTTGCGTGCCAAAGGCGCCGCATGAGGAGAAATTATGGAAGGAAAGAAAAAGTACGGCGGGAAAATCACCGCGCCGCACACCATGCAGATGCGTGCCATACATAACATGGTGCGCTTCCGCTACGATGCGCCGCTGTATGCGTTCTGGCGAAACGTTTACCGTCGTGCGGCAGCGGCGATCGAATTGCAGGAGGGACGGCATGTCGCGGGTATGGCTTAACGGACGAAAACCGCCGTATATGGACAGCCCCGCACATGACATGAACGCGGATAAAGCGCTGTACGCGGTTAAAAACATGACGCGGGACGGATTGCAGCTGAGTGCGGCAGGCTGTCTGCTCTTACTGCATCGGCTCGGCTTTACCCCTGCCGATATGACTGCGGTAATCGAGGACATAATCGACGGAAATAAAAACGACGGAAAAGCAATCCGTCTCGTTCCCGTTCGAGGCAATGATACGGGCGGCGATGCTGCCTGAAAAATAATAGGAGGTTTTCTATGAAAATCAAAAACTTAAAAGATGTCGAAGCGACAATCAAAGTGATCGCGCAGCTCGACGCCGAAATCAGCACGATCAATAACGATGCGGTAAAGGCGATCAATGAGGTAAAGGCGAAGGCCGAAAGCGCATCCGCAGGTCTTACGGAACAGCGGGAAAAATTGCTTGAAAATCTGAAATGCTACTCGGATGAGCACAGAACTGAACTGTATGACGAAGGCAAAAAGAGCCGCGAGTTCATTAACGGCACGATCGGCTATCGTCAGAGTCCCGCAAAGGTCGAAGTCAAACCCGATACCGCGGATTTACTCATTGCGGCGGGTTTTGCAAATTGCGTAAAGATAGAAAAAACGCCGGTGAAAGCTGCTCTGAAAAATTTCGACGCTGCCCAGCAGAAGAAATTCCATATCAGCTTAACGCCCGGCAAAGAAACATTCTACTGCACGGCGGCGGAAAGGGCAATTCCCGAAAACGCAGCATAACGCCTGTCGGCCGGTACACCCCGGATGTCGGTATCGGCCGACACAACAATTAACAAGGAGCTGAACAATGGCAAATAAAATCGCGCCGGAAAAAACACCGGCAGCACAAGCGTTTCCGTTCGAGCGCGAAGTCGAGCAATGGAAATACAAAGCCGCAGTAAGCGCGGCAAAACCGTTCGTAAAAAATTATCAAAAAAGCGCGGCGGAGCTTTCGAAGATTTTATTCATCGCGCATACGGCACTTGCGCGACTCGGCGGCGACCGTAAAAGTGAAAATGCGAACACCTATTCGTTTTCGTCTTTTTGCGATGACATCGGCATGAGCCGTGCGACGGCAATGCTGTACATGCGCTTATATGATCCGAATGACGATCGCGTTCGCACGCCGGAAGAACTGCTCGCACAAAAACGGGCGAACACGCCGAAACTGATGAGCGCGTCGGAAACACGTATTGCCCACGCTATGGAAACGGGAGATCGTCCTGCAGGCTGGACGGAAGCGGACGAACGGGAATTTCGAAAACGCTCCGAAAACCGCCGCTTCAGCGAACTTGCGGAAAAATGGGGAAAAAATCAAATCCGCTGGACACGTAAAAGCGACCGCGATTATTTTGCCGAAGCGATGGCAAACGCCAAACAGTTTACGCGATTTTCACTTGCTTCAAAAGAGCAAACGCACGCGCAATTCGAAATCTTCGAAGCAGTCTCTCATTATTTCAGTTCTTTTGAAGAGCCGGGTACACGGCTTGCCGCCGCTTACAATCTCGGACTTAAAATCCGCGACATTATAAACGAGCTTGCTTCAATGGAAAACGAAATGCAGGCATTCGATTGCGGAGAAAAAGAAGCATGAATATGAATGTCAGCGATGTGTTTTTTCCGATCCAGCCGGATAAAAAACACCCGCTCCGCTGCGCCGTCTACGACCGCTATATGCGGCGCGATCCGCTCAAAAAAAAGCGTACCGTCTACCGCGAAATCGCCGCCGAATTCGGCATCTCGTCGGAAACCGTCGCGCGCTACATAAAGCGTATGGAAACGGGACGCTTTACACAACCGGAACGAAAACAGGGGCGATATATCTACGCATGGGATGACGAAGCGCTCCGCTTCTTTACGAACTTCTATCTTGCGGCAAAATCGCAAGTCGGCGATTGTACGGTGCGGAACGCATACAACGTAACGCGCGAAAAAGCGCAAGCCGAAGGATGGAAAATCGGAAGCGAACAGTCGGCGTATATCCATGCGCGGAAAATATCACCTGCGATGCTCATGCTTGCCCGAGGCGGTAGGCGCGCCCTCGACAATATGTTCTACATCTCGCGCGATCTCTCAAAGTTGCAGCCGTTCGAGCTCATCGTCGGCGATCAGCATCGATTCGATTTTTGGTGTTCCGTTCCCGGACGGAACCCTGGCACGGTTGAGTACATCCGCGTCGAATGTTATCTCTGGCTCGATATGGGCACCCGTATCGTTTACGGTGTGAGTTTCGACAAACACTACAGTTCGCACACGGTACTGCGCGCGCTCCGCGTCGGTATCAACCGATTCGGTAAATTCGGCAGTACCTATAACGATAACGGTACGTCGGAAAAATCGGACATAGCCGACGAAGTTGTTGCTCGTCTGCAAAGTTACGGAGTGCGCTTCCTCGATGAAGCGGATCTGTATCAGTCGGATAACGGACGATATGTCGTTGAAGATGCCGACGGCACCGTCGTCGATGTTGCCCGAAACCGTGCGGAGTGGCATGCAAAACACCGGCGTATCTTTGCGCGGGTAAAGAACGCAAAGACAAAACCGATCGAGCGATTTTTTTCGACACTCGAGCAAATATTGCTTGATATGTGTTTACCCGGCTATGTCAAAGAAGTCGGTATGAGCGCGCCGGAAGAAGAGGAGGCGCAAAAGCGGCTCGATTGGCAAAAGAAGCACGGCTACATTTTGCCCTACGATGATTTTATTAAATCCGTACTCCGCGCAATCGATATATACGAAAATCGTAAGCACACGACGCTCGGAGTATCGCCGCGCGAGTATCTCAGGCAAAAAACCGTCGCAGGATGGAGACCGACATATATCAGTAAAAGCGATGAGAGCTATCTTTTTATGGAACGCGCGTTTGCAGTCGTAAAAGGCGATCGTGTAACGCTTTTCGGCCGCGAGTATATAGGGCCGGAGCTTACCAAAGAGATGGTGCTTGAAAATCGCGGCACGCTTACCGCATACAGCCGCAAAAAAATCGAACTTCGCTACGATCCCGACAATATTGATCTCGGCGTTTTCGCAATCGAACCCGACACAAACAACGCGATCGCGCTTCGTCCCGTCGAAAAAATCGATATGTTCGACAACCGAAAAGCATCGGAACAGCTCGCGTGGAAAAAGCGGCAAATGGCGGCCGTCGTCGCGGCGTTCGAAGAAAAGACAAAAGATAAAAATATTCGAGTGCTCACGGATAGCAAATACGGCGAATATAAAAAAGCCGAAGCACTTGCTGAAGCTGCCGCCGCGCAAATCGAATACAAAGTGCCGGAGAATGTCATTCCGCCTGCCGTCATAAAACCGAAAAACACCGAATCCGCTATGAGCGATGAGGAATGGAGCAAAAATGTCGCGAGCATCATCGCAAGCGAGCCGCTTGCCAAAGCGCGTACCGCGTCGGTGTTTATGACCGAGCGTGACCGCTATGAAGATATACTTACCCGTTTTACATCGGGCGATCGTCTTACAAAAGACGACGTCGATTTTAAATATCGCTATGAACAGACAATGACCGAACAGGATAAAAACTACTTCGGTGCATTATTGCGAATAAACGCAAATAATTAATTTTGCAAGGAGAACATGATGACTTTAAAATCACTGATTGAAAACAACGGACTCACGATGGGAAAAGCAGCCTCGCTGCTCAAAGTGGACAAATCACAAATCGTAAAAATCTGCTCGCACAACTACCCCAGCTGGGAGCAGAAAGAAAGCGAATTCATCGCAACTCTGAAACAGCTCGGCTACACCGACAGTATAGCACAAACGTTTGCGATCGACACCAACATACTCGTCGCAACGAAAAGCGTGAGCAACTTTACCGCGCTCGCAGACGATCTCTCGGATCCCGACGGTACGCTTTCCTCTTCAATCGGCATGGCGATCGGTACGGCCGAACGCGGAAAAACACACGCCGCGACATGGTACGTTCAGCAGAATGAAAACACGGCGTATGTACTCTATGTGGACGGCAGTACGAAGGTACAGTTGCTCCGCGACATCTGCGATGCGATCGCGCATGCACGGCCGTACAGCTTTTCGTCCTGCCTTACGACGCTCGACGAAGCATGCAAATATACAAGGCGGCTTATCATCATCGATGAAGCGGATAAACTTCCCGTACAGTACCTTGAAATGCTTCGCGGTATAAACGAACGATGCAGACTTCCGTTTCTCCTCGTCGGAGAAGAAGGCCTCAAAGCAAAAACCGACCGGATCCCGCGATTGCGCTCACGGATCCGAAAACCGATCGTTCTCTTTGAGCCTGCTCGCGCGGTCGATGTCGCAGCTTATTATCAAGCCGCCGCCGGCATCGAAATCGACAGAAAGACAGCCGAAACGCTTGCCCGCCATGCAGCCGGCGGCTTCCGCTCCATCGTCAACGATTCAATCGCACTCGCAAAAATGGCGAAGGCATCGCGCCTTACAACCGTCACCGAAAAAATGCTCGACGTACTCTGCGCCGCATAAACATAGAAAGAACCTAGGAGAATTAAGGTATGAAAAAATTAACTTCAAAAGAAAAAGCGATTGTCAAAAATCTGAATAGCGCTTTGTATACGGTTGAATATTTAGAAGAATGGATCAATAACAACGATGATGTTTTTTCAAATGCGGTCGGAGCGTTAACAGCGATGGGTGCAAAAGGATTTTATGATGCCATTCAACTGCAAGTAAAAATACAAAAAAAGATTCGCGATGAATACATGGTGAGTGGTATTTGTCTTGCGCTTGCAGAGATAGCATCCGGAGCGGAAATCGTTGAAGTGCTTGAAAACGCAGGTATTACAAAAGAGTTTGCCGAAAGCTGCGGTGTGGACAATTACGATATAGAACGGCTTGAAGATGAGTTTCAAGCGTTGCACGAAAAAGAACAGGAGAAAACCAATGAATAAACAATATATGGAGGATGCACAGGAACAACAGGCTCCGGTTTCAATGATTAAAAAAAATAATTATAGGATGAAATCGAATGATAATCGATCGAAACTGCTCGCAATGATCCACATGCAGAAAAAAGATCTGCATATTGACGACGATGCTTATCGCGCAATTCTCTCAGGAGAAACCTCACATGAAAGCTGCGCCGATTGCACGATGGGCGAACTGTTTACCGTGTTCAATGCGCTGAATAACGTACTCTTGTCGCGCGGTAAAACACCGTATCGGTTTTTTCCGTCTGCGTATAAAACTACGCTTCGCGACGCTGTCCACACCCGAGCAAAAAAGATACTCGGCGTTCATGCGGCTGCCCGCTTACAGAAATTTATTCAAATGAAACTGCAAAAGAAGTCACTCGCCGAATGTACCGACAGCGAACTCCGTCGCGTTATGGGCTTTCTTTCATCCGTCGAACGAAACGATAACAAAAAACATTCAGGAGGCAGTAAATAATGATTTGTACCGTGTGTAAAAAACGTCGTGACAGTGGCATGATATTGGAACCTGACGCAAGAATTCCTGAAATCAAAAAAACAGTCTGTTTTTGTAGCACAAAATGTGAAAATATTTTTATCAATAGGATTATTAAGAGTCGTAAAAAAACACTTCGCTCACGATTGGAGTCATCGCATGAAATGATGACCGAAAAAGATGGATCGGCAGCTTTTTCGGTACTCACACCGAAAGAAAAGGAATCTCTTGCTATGGCAGGATTCTTCATGCTCCTTGCTCGTGGCGGTAATACTTGTAAAGGCTTTTTTCAAGAGCTGAAAACATTGATGTTGAAACAAGCGGAGGCAGGCAATGGCAAGGTTTGATCTGTTCCCGGATATAAATCAATATCGTGCACCGCTCACCGAAAGCGAGCGTCAGGATAAAATTGAATCCGTCGTAACGCTTGCACGTCTCGGAGCAAAATATATGTACACATTGCAGGAAGCGGCCGGTATCTGCCACATGAGTTACGATGAAATACAGACGGCAGTGCATCTCTACCGTCTCGATGCCGCACATATCCTGACAACAGTACGGGTGCCGTGGTGGTCACTTGCAGAATATTTAATCGATCCGGCCGACGATATTGACAGATATTTTCAGCAGTGGCTTGATTCTCTTCCGCATAAAAGCCGCAAACAGACCGATCTACAGCTCAAAAAAGCCGGATGATAACAGGAGGACGAATGGAACTGGCAACACACAGAGAGCTTGCGCAGTGGTGCGCACGGGGTAAAGGGGAATGGAAACATTTACCGTCAAATTCCGGTGTCGTGTATACAACATATAAATACGACGAAAGCAAAGCTGATTGCTGTATAGCAAATGCAGTGACCGGACAGCGGATTGTTGTCCGGTGTTGGAAAGATATAGTTTGGCATATGCCAACAAAAGAGTATTTGTTTGGAGAATAAAATGCTAATTTTTACGATCAAAAAAGAATGGTATGACAAAATCTAAAACGGTGAAAAAATGGCACAACATATCAGGAGAAGATGGAAATGAACAGCCGAATTAAAGAACTCGAGGACACGATCCTCGATCAAATCGAAAAGCTCAATGACGACAGCCTTGCCGGAGATGCCGAAGAGACGCAGCGCATGATTGACCGCTCAAAATCTATTGCGGAGCTGACGAACGCTTATGTGAACGTCAATCGGATGAAGCTCGATGTCGTCAAAGAGCTGAACAGAAGCGGAACGCTGTATGAAGGCTACTTAGGAATTACCGATGGAAAAATTTAGAAAAATCTGGGATGCAGAAAAAAACTCATGGCTTATTGCGCATAAAGATATGGAACGGAGAGAAGCGTATAAGCTCTTTCTCACTTCTTTTCCTGATGTAAAAGATGTAACTGAATATGCATTTTACAATCAACGTTCGCGTATCGGTGCGGTACGTCATAAGCGGCCGCACGGTACGACAAAGCGCCGCCCTCTTTACAGCGAACAAATAAAAAAAGGTTATGTGCGAATAAAAATCGCACAGCCTAACGTGTGGATGTCTAAAAGCAAATGGGTGTATATGGAAACGCATCCGTGGGAAGATTTTTCTGAACGCTCAAATTATATCTTTCTCGACGGCAATACGCGAAACTTCTCGCCGGATAACATTGCACGGGTGCCGCTCAAGATAATGGGATTATTTGCAAATATCGGCGGCACGGTGCCGGGTGATCCTGAAATGACGCACCTTAATATTTTAAGAGCGAAACTGCTTTCCGCACAACTCGATGCGGGAGACAAGGCAGGGTTGACGGCACGTGCAGGGCATGCGCGGCTTTTTATCAAAGAGCGCAACCGAAAAGCTCGCGAATACAACAGTACACCGGAGCGGCGAAAACTGCTGTGTGCACGGCAAAAAGCATATATACAAAAGCTCAAAACGGAACAACCTGAGAAGTTTATGCGTCAAGCTGAAAAGCAAAAAGCATATCAGAAAGAATGGTATCGCCGGCGGAAAGAAGAAAGGGGGCAGATATGACAAAAACTAATCCGACAATCGTCGCATCGTATGAGGAGATCGTACAAACGGATGAGTATGACTGGCGAAACGTACTGCTGACAAAAGTTTGCGACGACACAACGACAATCGGAGAGATTATCGAGTGGGCCGGTAATAATCTGGATCGCGAATACTTTGAGATAAAATTAACGAGGGAAAAATGAATATAGATACTATGCCTACACAACAAAAGATTGCCGAAATTACGGAAGCGATTCGAGATTTACTGCTGTATAAAAATCAAAAGTATGGAGATTCAGCGCTTAATCCGAAAAAGATTTTTTATAAAGGCGATGCTCGAAATTCGATCCTGATTAGGCTTGACGATAAACTCGGCCGTATTATGGCGAACGCGGACGCTACTCCGCGTATCAATGATATTGCGGACATAATCGGCTATTGCACACTGCTGCTCATCAGTATGGGCGCGACGCAAGCGGACATCAAGGCACTCATGGATTAAGAACGCGAAAAGGAGGCATGATAAAAAGGTAAACGAACAAGCGGTAATGTGATAGACTGAAGATATTCAGCGAAGACCAGGCAATAGTTCGTCATATTTTGTAGAGGCATGACCTATGGAAAACGAGCAGCAGATTAGTGACGTAAATTTTGATTATTTTCCTCGTATACCGACACTTATGTCACCAGCAGAAATTTCCGTTGCACTGGGAGTTTCATCTGCCTCGGTTTCACGATTGCTCGCCTCTGGGCGATTTATTCCCATAAAAATCACAGGAGAAGATCCTGTTTATCTTCGCTCCGATGTTATAAAATATATACAAGAAAATTACTTGGCAAATGACATTATATTACCCGATTATCCGCAAGAAAAAGAACAAAATAAACCCGAATAGCCCCAAAATACCCCGAAAAAGACCACAAAAAACATCAGTTTTTACTATAATAAATTGTCAATTTTTTTTGGAATTGATAAGAGCAATGCAATCGGCATCAGTCGTACTTGTTTTTTCATCATGATTCCTCCATGATTACCGATTATATCACAAAAAGCTCCGTTCAAACACGGGAGAGAAAAATTTTTAAAACGTTAAACCGCGCGGTATCGGTATATGGTCCGCTCCGAAAAACAAATGCCGTTCAAATCGAAACGAATTTTTTGTAAAGCTTTCGGCGCACCGCGTCAGTTACGCCGATCTCATCGAGATACTGAATGACGCCGCCGTAATTTTTGTGCAAAAATGCGAGCAGCTTTTCCATATTCATATAATGAGAACCCGAATTGTCGGCCATAAAGCCTTTAATATACGTGTGGCTCACTTCGTAGTCGGCTACGATGTCCTTTTCATCGACGCCCGCGATCGTATATAAAAACATCGCGGTAAGTCCCGTGCGGTCTTTTCCCGCAGCACAGTGAAACAGCGTCGGTCCTTCCGCATCGGCTAAAAAAAACAGCACTTTGCGAAATTCATCGCCGCTCACCGTGAGGAGCTGCCGATACATATTATACAGCGTGCGTGTCATATACACGTTTCCGTTCACTTTGAGTTCGCGCGGACGGATGGAACCCTGCACCGATATGTTTTTATAAACGCAGGACTTCGGCAGGCAATCGGGACGGGAAGACGTTTCTTCAGGATGACGAAGGTCGAGGATCGTCCGTATACCCAAATCTTCAATGCGCTTCAAGTCAGCTTTCGTCGCTTTTGCAAGTTCGGTCGAACGATAAAACACTCCGTATTTTGTCATCCCGCCGCCGCTGCATTCCCAGCCGCCGAGATCGCGGAAATTTTCGATGCCGTCAAAATGCAGCCGTCTGTAAGCTTTCATGTGCACTCCCATAAAAACGTTTTATCGCACTCCTGATTTGTAAGACACAAGTATAGCAGAAAAAGCAGGGAGAGCGGAAGCGGTGAAAAAAATTCAAATTGTTGACAACAGCGAAAAACACATACTGCGAAAAATACACCGCAGGGGCAACCGCAATCAGGGATTACGCATGAAAAATGTATACACAGAAAAGAGACATAATATAAAATAAAAAAAGCGGAACGCGAGGCAG